AATAGCCTGGGGAGCATTAATAAAATAAGCGAGGCGTTACAGCATCGTGAAGAATCAAGACGGCAAATTTTTATGGCTTTGCTGGTGAACGAGAAGGGTGTTTATGAAAAGCATATGAAAATTGCCAGAGAGGAGATGGCGAAAGCACAAGAGATACTGGCATATTATCAGGCGAACTTAATAACAGATGCTAATGATGAACAGTTAATAAAAGAGACTATCCATAACTTTAACATGTATATTGATAAAGTTAACAAAATGACGATTCTTTATGAGGCGGACGGCATTGATGCGGCCAGGCAAATGGTCTCCGATGAGGGTGAGGTTGCAAAAAGTTCAGTTGCATTAGGCGCTAAAATTAAAGAAACACTGAATTATAATTATAAAATTGCCATTGATTATGCTAATGAAAATAATAAACAGTATAAAAATACACTGTGGTTCCTGATTAGCATCATTACCGTTGCCACTTTACTGGTCGGCGGCTTTAGTTTCAGCATTCTTAATTACCTCAAAAAAGGATTAAGTGGTTTACAAACCACAATGAAGAATATTGGTGACAGTCTCGATTTAACTCAGCGTGTTAATCTCACTAAAAAAGATGAGCTTGGCGCAACGGCTGACAGCGTCAACACGCTGGTCGCTAAAATCCGTGATGTTTTATCCAGCGTGAAAAATGCCAGCCAGGAAGTAGAGACTGCCTCAAATGAAATTGCGTTGAGTAACGATGATCTTTCTGCGCGCACCGAGTCGCAGGCATCATCACTTGAGCAAACGGCGGCCAGTATGAATGAGTTATCCGCCACAGTGAAACACAACGTGGACAATGCCAAAGAAGCCAATAATTTCATTAGCCAGGTACAGTCGCTTGTCAATAACAGTAACCGTGAGCTTATGGAGTTAAAGAGTTCAATTGATGATATCTCCGCGTCCTCTAATAAAATTTCTGAAATCACCTCCATTATTGATGGAATTGCCTTTCAGACGAACATCCTGGCCCTTAACGCAGCGGTAGAAGCGGCGCGTGCCGGTGAACAGGGCAAAGGGTTTGCGGTGGTGGCAGGAGAAGTTCGCTCATTATCACAGCGTTCTTCCGTCGCGGCGGGTGATATCCGCACGCTTATTGAAGAAGCCATTCAAAACGTCAAAAAAGGTGTCATGTACTCGGCAAACGTAACGACACGAATGAATGAAGCCCTGGTGGTGGTGGACGAAACCACGCAACTTATCAACCAGGTTAATCACTCATCAACCGAGCAGAGTTACGGCATTGAACAGGTCAACGTAGCGGTGACGCAGATGGAGGGTAATATTCAGCAAAACGCGGCAATGGTTGAGCAAATGGCTACGGCGGCAAACTCCCTGAGCCAACAGGCTGGTAAACTTTTAGGTGAAGTGAGCGCGTTTAGACTCTGATCATCAGTAGGTTTAACGGCTGATGCGCTGTGTTGAATAATTGTTTTTGTTGATGAATGCAGGCCGCTACGTATAAGTAGCGGCCTTTTAATTGGGCATAAATAATATTTCGCAAGATGTCTAAAAGTGAATGGGTCGGAATGAAAGGGTAGTTTTAGGGGGCAGTGTGCCGGACAGGATCGCGGCAAACCTGGGTTATCCGCTGAAATTGCAGATGGATAACAGGCCGGAACTGGTTTCGCTGACTCTGGCGCAGGGCATCTCCCATCGATAGGCCCAACGAAAACAATAGAGCTATTCGTTGGGCCTAAGAGGTTCGGATTTAATTAGTTCTCTTTGGACTTCGTAGGACAATTTCAAGGCACAAAAAAGCCCGCAGGGCTTACGCCGTGCGGGCTCTTAGGCTTAGGACTTCATCGGATGACTCTGGTAATCACCGATGGAGAATTTTGGGCTGGCGGGAGTTGAACCCGCGTCCGAAATTCCTACATACCATTTTTACTATAGCGAAAACATGCATTTACTTTTTAAAACAGCACGTTAGTGTTATTTGGTGTTTGTCCGTTTTATGCTCTTTTAATGTTCTGCCGCCAAAATGCCGCCATAGTTGATATGGTCATAGGAAAGTAGAGTAATCGAATAAACGATCCATACATACTTCTAGTTTATAAAAGTCAGTAAGAGGATAAAGCCTGATTATTTCGCTATCAAAATCTCTAATGCCAGTAAATCGCTCTTTACGATCAAGAAATCTAACGGCTTTTTCCTGTTCAGGAGTAGGCTCAGACTTAGTTTGGTATTCTAATGTTTTTAATACTTGCCATGATACAGGCGGAGTAAATTCAAATAAAGAGGATAATCGTGGGCAATAATCATTTTGGATTGTTTGTCTATATGTTGCTTTAGGAGGGAATACAACATTGATGGATAATTTAGATTCTCTACTTTTCTTCATTCTAGTAGAAGAGTAAGCAATACCTGAAATAGGTGATTGACTTCTCCTGCTTATCCATTGCATTAATAAGTTTGGTATAATGTATTCTTGTGTGAAGCTTGAACTTTCATGACTTTTGATGTAACTGCATGACAGTATTAAAGGCCATAAGACTAAATATGAACTTTTTATAAAGTTGTTTTCAATAACTTCATCCTCATTTTTTACTTTAGACGAAAATGAAATTTTTAAATGAGGAGCGAAATTAAGAACTTTTGTTTTATTATCTCTTGTGATAAAGGAGGAAATGTATAGTTTGTCAAAGTCTGGTTTATTCATTTCTTGCCAGCAAACATATAGCGACGAACCGAGGTATAAACAGGGGAGGCCTGCAACAGAGTACCGCTGCGCACTGACTAAATGGCGCTTAGAGAAAGGAATGTGAAAAATATCTTCTCGATCAATCAAAGGTCTTTCAGATTTCCTTACTCTATATAAAGGTTGTTGAATATTGCAGATGTCTTTTAGAGGAATAGTAATTCTTTGAATATGCTTGTTTATTAGTGGGTCAGAAAAAGTTTCTTCAAAGTTATCATAAGCTTTTTTGATGTCTCCTGCTAAAAAATCCTGTAAACTTATGGTTATGCCTTCTTGTATTCTTTTTACCCTTTTTAATAAAAGGTCAGTTTTCAGCCTTGTTTTGTTCTGCTTTTTAAAGGTTTCTAATATGTTGATGTATTTCGCGCAACGTTTATTAAAGTCGTCAATAATGTCTCCCTCAGGTTTGCAAGGGGGAATTATTGAGTCGCAATCATATACTTCAGTAAGCATCATATTTAATAAAAGCTCAACTTCTCTATCCTGTTCCATAAATCTCTCATTTTAATAAATTAAGTGGATTTTTTGTAACTGCGTCCCCTAAATGCTCAGGGGAAAAATGAGCATATACCATCGTCATTTTTATATCAGAATGGCCAAGAATATCGCGCAGTACCAGGATGTTTCCGCCGTTCATCATAAAGTGACTGGCGAATGTATGGCGCAGAACATGCGTGCACTGGCCTTCAGGCAAGTCGATACCTGCTCGTTTTACTGCACGCTCAAAAGCTTTTCTGCATGGCGTGAATAGCTTTCCTCTGTTTTTGGGAAGTTCGTCATACAGATCCTGAGATATCGGTACGGTTCGGTTTTTCTTGCCTTTGGTTTTGGTATAGGTGATCCGGTATTTAGATAACTGATGGCCTTGCAGATTTTCGGCTTCACTCCACCGCGCGCCGGTGGCTAGGCATACCTTTGCGATCATCAACAGGCTGGGGCTTTGTGAATCAGCGCAGGCATCAAGCAGGCGCTTAATTTCCTCCGGGGCCAGGAACGCCAGTTCACCCTCTGCGATTTTGAATGTTGGTAGCCCGGCGAGCGGGTTAGGTGCTGACCAGTGGCCCAACTTTTTCAGGGTACCAAAAACGGATGATAAGTTACGCTGTTCTAGGTTTACCGTTCGGGGCTTTACTGGCGACATCAGCGCGCCGTCTTCGTTACGTACTTCACCTTTTAATCGTGCTTCGCGATATTTTGTAAAGTCACCGGCGGTTAACTCTGAGGCGACGGGATCTCCTAGGCCACTGCAGATAATATTCAGTTTCGCCATTAAGCGCTTGGGGTCTGCGAGCGTCTGGCCGTAAAGAGAGTGCCACTGCTCAATCAATTCTGACAAACGTCGCCGATCTTCCTTTTCACCCAGCCACGGCTTTTTGTTCACCTCGTCCATGGTGAAATTTTCAAATGCTACGGCCTCGCCTTTTGTCGCAAATTGTTTACGCACTCGCTTACCATCTCGACCAGACGGATAGCATTCACACAACCATTTACCATTTAGCTGCTTTCTAATAGTCATATCAAACGCTCTTGATAGTCTTAACAGCTCGGCCTAAAACCTCTATGTCATCTAGCAAGCATTCAAAAGATGCCTCGCCTTGATTGACCGCTAACCGGTTTCCGGGAAGGCGAACGAGTTTGGCGATACTTTTAATTCCATCAATATCTACGAGCCAGACACCATTAACCGGGAGTTTAATATTGCGGTCGATAATATAAAAAATGTCATCGACTTGGATTAGCTGGGGATCGGCTACTTCTGTCGGTATCAGACTACTGTCGAGTATGGCCTTGCCATCTTCAATTAATACGCCGCTATTTAGTATGGCTTTATCGATCTTGGGAGCCACCACCTCAGACAAAGGTTTTATGTTTCTGGCGTTCACAAAATCAAAACTTTCTTTATGTCCCGCGCCGTCAATTTTGTCGCCTTGACCTGTAGCTAACCAGAGCAATGAAACGCCAGTTTCGAGGGCGCATTGAATTACCCATTCCGCAGGAAAGCTATCCCTTAAGTACCTGTTTGCCATAGTGCTTTTTGATACTGACAAGTGGTCGCAAAGCTGTTGTCGTGATGTGAAATTGTAGGCTTTTATGAGCCTGTTTATTGCGTCACGCCCCCCGCTATCATTACCAACCCTAATTGATCTCATAACCAAAACCCTTGACGTTTACAAAACGTGATCTTAATATCCATTAAAGGTTTGAAAAACAAACCTCAACTATGTAAAACGAGATAAAACGAAACAAAACTAAGAGATATTGCCTTATGAGCACAGACATTTCAATTCGTGTACCTAAAGAGATGGCAACCCCAGCCGAGTTCGCAGAATGGGAAGGCATTTCCCGTGGTTCTGTTTATCAAAAAATCCATCATGGAAAACTTGCTAAGTACATGGTGAAGAAGGAAAAAAATAAAGGCCGCGTCTTAATTCGTTTCGTTTTGTACAAAGCCGATCAGATGCGTGAATCTCTGGGACATTCCAACTTCCGTATCGTTGTTGGTAGCTAGGTTCAATATTGAGACATAAAAGGACTTACAACATGTTAGATTTTCGCGTTTCCTCACATGCTCACTTTGATGAGGCTTGCCGTAAATTTGCGGCTACTCACAACGTTAGAGAACTGGCAGAAAAAGCAGGGATTAAACCCCACACGCTTTATAACAAGCTCAACCCGGAGCAGCCGCACCAGTTAACGCCGCGTGAAATTTGGGTGTTGACCGATCTGACGGAAGACTCAACCCTGGTTGATGGTTTTCTGGCACAAATTCATTGCCTGCCGTGTGTACCGGTTAACGAGCTGGCTTCCGAGAAATTACAGTCGTATGTCATGCGAGCTATGGGTGACCTGGGCGAACTGGCGACCGGCGCGGTGTCCAGTGAACGCCTCACACCGGCCCGCCGCCTTAACATGGTTGAACGTGTTAATTCCGGTATCCGTATGCTTTCTCTGTCAGCGCTTGCGATCCACGCACGTATCCAGGCTAACCCGGCAATGTCCAGCACAGTCGATACGGTGACCGGTCTCGGCGCTTCCTTTGGTCTGATGTGAGGGAGTGGCAATGGATAACGGCCCGTCAATTGCTTCGCTGCTGATTCGTCAGAGTCCATCAGTGCATTTCGGCAACGGCTGGATTATGGGTAAGGATGGCAAGCGCTGGCACCCAAGCCGCGACCAGTCAGCATTATTAAATGAATTACACAGCGGGGCTAAGGTATCAATTAGCCGTCGGATTTTGCGCTTTTTCTGGATGCGATATGAACAAAAATACTATATCCGCGCCAATTAAAACGGGTGCGATGCAATTTAATAATACTGATTTTAACGGCCCGGAAAAAATGACGGGCGAGGAGTGTTTCGCGCACTTCCATCAGAAACTCAAAGCGACTGAAAATCGCGCCCTGCGTAATTTCAATAAACTGAATGATGACTTTAAGTTTGTTGTTATGACCCTGGCTAACCGCCGCGATCCGGGAACTTTCCGACAGGATGAAGTCGGGCAACCTTTTGAATATTTCGACCGCGCCCGTCGGTTGTTAATAATCAAGGCAATGAATGAAATTACCCGCTGGGGAGAAATATTACCCCGGCGGTTTTCACTGCATGAATGTGTAATACCTGAGTAATTAACCCCTAAGAAATTTATGGCGTAAACCCGGCGGGCATTTTTTTGCCCGAATTCTGGAGAAATGAATATGCGAAATACCGAAACACGTAAAACCAAAACCGGGCCTGATGATGCGGGCCTTAATTATTTGCTGACTGAGGTGCGCAAAGATGAACGCCGTGGCCGCGCTGAGGCTATGGCCGCACGTCTGGACACGCTGGCCGCTCGTATCACCACCCGCCAGCTCAACTACGCAGAAGCCGCAGAACTGTTGCGTGATGAGGCCGTGAAAATCCAGAACGAAGCCCAGGAGATCCACTGATGAATGTCGAAACCCTGACGCCAGGCCAGCGCGTTTTATTAACGCCTCGAGGCTCGGATAGTGTCTATCACGGTGAATATATCGAGCGCCTCCCAAAGGGAGTAAACGTTTTTATCGTTGATGAGTTCGTGGGTCTTACCGGCGCTGATGATATTGGCGATCTGTATTTAGCCGACAGCGAAGTCCGTCACATCGTAAAACCTGTGGAGGCGCACTGATGGCTGACTCTATCGATCTGGCCCAGCAACGCGAACATGAAGAACGCGAGCGCCTGATTCTTAAAGCCCGCAGCCGTGGCGCTGCGGTTTCCCGTTTCCTTTGTGAATCATGCGGCGAAACCATCCCGGAAGAGCGCCGAATCGCCGTGCCTGGCGTTGAGCTGTGCGTCACCTGTCAGGAAGTTACAGAGCTGAAAAGTAAGCATTACACGGGGGCTGTATGAGCACACTCCTGAAATGGGCAGGTAATAAAACTGACCTTATGCCGGAAATCTTAAAGCATCTTCCCAAAGGCCCGCGACTGGTTGAACCTTTCGCGGGTTCCTGCGCTGTGATGATGGCAACAGACTATCCTCATTATCTTGTCGCGGATATCAACCACGATTTAATTAATCTGTATCGTATCATCGAAGAGGATTGCGAAAACTTTATACTGCGGGCAAAAGCAGTGTTTGAAAGCTTTGTACTGGCTGAAAATTATTACCGGGTGCGTGAGGCTTTTAATCATGACCGTGAAATAAATACTTTTCACCGCGCTGTTTATTTCCTCTATCTCAACCGCCATTCATACCGTGGGCTTTGCCGTTATAACCAGAGCGGCGGCTTTAACGTCCCGTTCGGGAATTACAAAAAGCCTTATTTCCCGGAAACGGAAATACGTGCCTTTGCAGAAAAAGCGAAGCGCGCCACGTTTGTCTGCGCCAGCTTCGACGAAACCCTGAATATGCTGGAACCGGGTGACGTGATTTACTGTGATCCACCTTATGACGGTGTGTTTACCGGCTATCATTCCAGCGGCTTTAAGGAGGATGATCAATATCATCTTGCGTCCATTCTTGAGCGCCGTTCATCAGAAGGTTACCCGGTTGTTGTATCCAACAGCGACACCTCCTTAACCCGTTCCCTCTATCGCAATTTCGTTTATCACCGCATCACTGCCCGGCGTAGTCTCGGCGTTGCTTCCGGTGAAAGTAAGTCGGCACCAGAAATTATCGCCGTATCCCACCGCCCCAAACAAACGGCGTGGTTCGGGATTGATTTAGCCCGTGACCGCGATTGCTCGGTAGAAGTGCATCTGTAAATGACTGATACCGTTTTTGCTTACGCATGGAACGCACCCCGCGCCGCTGTCGGAGCTTATAAGGCTGACGACAGTGAGCGCGGTATCCGTTATCTGACACCTGACGGTAAGCGTAAGTTTCTATCTGCGATGGAGCTGGCGGAAACCGATGAAAAACCAGACCGCAGCAAGGCCGCCCGCCGCCGTCTGGCTTCGTTGCCTCATTACGTCCGCAGTTTTTATGCGCGCAAACTGGAGCAGATGGACGCGAAGGGCAAAAAAGCCGCCGATAACTGGCTGTTAAACACCTTTGAGCGCCATGTCCTTTCCCGTATTGACCATGTGAATGACCGTTACCTGCCGAATGCGACGTTACCGGCGGCCCTGTTGCCGCTGCGTAATGAGTTTTTCCGCCTGTTGTGGGCCGGTAAAAAAGAGCTGAAACGCCTGGCGCATAGTCTTGCTGATATCCTGCAAACCGAGTTTATGCGCGAGTTTGATTTCCAGTATGAACGCACCACAGATCCGCACTTTTCCACCGTTTCGGCTTATGGGCGGATGGGGTTTCTTGCTTCTCATCTGAATACCCCCGTTCCGGGCTGGACGGCTTATTGCAATGAAGAACTGGAAGGCGAGGACGCGCTTAAATACGTGGCGCGTATGCAGTCGCCGCAATGGTGGCTTAACCGGCTGCGCCGGATGCATTCCCGCTGGCGCGAACACCTGATGATTGCAGCGGGATATGTTCACAAAAAGGCCGCCTCTTACTGTAGCGATCCCTGCCTTCAGGAGTGGACGGCGCAGAAAAAAGCCAATCGTGAATATCTGAAAGCAATGGAGCTGGAAGACCAGGACACCGGCGAGCGTTTTTCTCTGATCGATAAGGTGGCGGCCAGTACCGCAAACCCGGCTAACCGTCGCCGTGAGTTAATGGCCCGGATGCGTGGCTTTGAAGATATAGCTAACGAGATGGGGCTGGCCGGTGCCTTTTTCACACTGACCGCGCCCTCGAAATATCACGCGATGCAGCATAACGGTAAACGCAACGGTAAATATAACGGTGCTTCCCCCCGCGATACCCAGCAATATCTTTGTAAGGTGTGGGCGCGTACCCGTGCGGCATGGTTACGCAACGGGATCAGGGTGTTCGGTTTTCGCGTCGCTGAACCACATCATGATGAAACTCCGCACTGGCATCTGTTGCTGTTCATGAAGCCGGAAAATATTACCCTGGCTCGCGATATTTTTCAGGAGCAAGCCCTTAAAGAGGATGGAAACGAACCGGGCGCACTTGAAAACCGGTTTGAAATGAAACTTATCGATAAAGAAAAAGGCAGTGCCACCGGGTATATCGCAAAATACATTTCCAAAAATATCGACGGTTATCAGCTGGATGGTGATACCGACGACGAAACCGGAAAACCACTGAAAGAAATGGCCCGCCGCGTGAGCGCGTGGGCTTCCCGCTGGGCTATCCGTCAGTTTCAACAGATTGGCGGCGCGCCGGTTACGGTATGGCGCGAGCTGCGCCGACTCGGTGATCGTGAGCTGGTTTTGCATCCTGAAATTGAGCACGTAAGAGCGCCCGCAGATGCCAGCACCTGGGCGGGGTATGTCATGGCGCAGGGCGGGCCGCTTGTAGCCCGTGACGAACTGCGTGTTCGCCTGTGCTATGAGGTCACCGAAAACGGCAATATTTACGGCGATGATGTATCCAAAATAGCCGGGATCTACAGCCCGTTTGCGCTCACCGATTCCGCAATTTATACCCGCACCACGCAGTACAAAATCGTGCCGAAGCGTAAGCAGGATGACGCTTCTGGTTTTGATTTTGACTTTTCAGGCGGCAGCGCCGCCCCTCGGAGTTCTGTCAATAACTGTACGCGGGAGCCGCGAACGGTTGAGAGTGAGGGAAATTTAAGCGCCATAAATGACTATGGTTATGACGATATCCCGGTGGATTACAGCTCACTGACCCGGAAAGAAAGAAAAGCGGTTGCCGCCAGGGTGGCCGCAGAGTTTAAGGCGGAACAACAGCGCAGGCGTGAGCTGAGAAGACGCCAACCGGTGTTGCGCCAGCCGGGTGAACGGGCCGAAAAAATACGTGATTTTGCCCGATCCATTGGCTGGGATATTGGAGAAACAGAAATCGGCTTGTTGCTGTCCGGTCAGCGTATCGCGCTCGACTGTGTTTTTTATGTGGCCCGCAGCGACGGCGCGCTTTACAGAACACGGGATACAGTGACTGTTTCCAATGTGACCACCATCAACTCCTGGTTAAATCGTCTGGGATCTTCGCATCGCTATAACCCAGACGACCAGTTGCGAAAGTCTGTGCCTAATCAAGGAATTGATAGAGGGTAGGCGTATTTTTTAAAAACGATTTTACATTTAGAAAACCCTTCTATACTGTATGCATATCCAGTGTATGAATATACAGTATTATGGAGGAGGGAAAATGCAGGATTACCTTTTGGAGTCATTAAAACTCCAGCGTATCGATTTTTTTATCAAGCTTGTAGCGGCCTCAGATTGTAGTGACGAAGAAAAACGCCTCGCGATCCAGTGGGTCTCTGAATTAACCGATGAGTTAATGGCGAAAATTCGCAGCCATGAATATAGCCGTTCAATGGATGTAACAAATTAGGAGGGGGCTATGCGTGTTGAAATCATGATCGATAAAGAGCAAAAAATTAATCAGTCAACACTCGAAGCTTTGGAGGCCGAACTTTACCGAAACCTGCGCCCGATGTACCCAAAAACCGCCATTCGTATCCGTAAGGGGAGCGCGAACGGCATCGAGCTGAGCGGCGTTAAGCTGGATGATGATAAAAAACGGGTAATGGAAATTTTACAGCACGTCTGGGAAGACGATAGCTGGATGCAATAAGTTAAACGCTGCCAGCGGGAAAACTGGTTTTACCGCTGGCAGTGTTGAGCAACGAGCAAAGCGAGGCGGTAGGATATGAGCGGAAGAGATGCGCGGAAGAGATGCGCGCTTTGAGGTGGTATACCGCGGTCAGACGCGGGAGTATTTTATGCCGGGCACCCGTGTTTTTTTCAAAGGCTTAAGGAGCACGACGGTGGCTACTGGCTCGGCAGGGCTTACGACGATGCTTTTATTTTCGATATCGAGCGTCCGATGTCGCTGGCTGAGGGGATGAAATACCTGATGATTTCCAAAAGAGTTGAGTCATCATTTATGGATTTTGACGAGAAGATGACCCTAATTTAACCACTATTTTGAGTGGGTTAAGTCACTGATATGCATTAATAAAAATATTTTTTATATTAACCATTTCATGAAATATTGGCTTTACGCATAAAAATGATATTCTATGCGCTAATATCTAATTCATGGGGTGATAGTAATGTTTCGTGCTGATGAAAGTGCTCAAAGTGGCTTTGAAAGAGCTTGCCGTTATTTAACCCCGGAAGGAGCTTCTCCTAAAGAAAGGGTGCGTGTTCGGGAAAAAATTGAAGAGATCATAACAGAGTGCGGGCCGGTCACTGATGGATACCCTGCATGGCACCCATTTTTGATGGAATCCGATCCAGCAACGTTTTCTACTGGTAAACCCAATAGCTGCCCTAGCTTTAAAATGCTTGATCATACCGTCTACTTAACGAACGGGATTATTACTTGCCCTTATAGTCATGGTGTTAAAGAGTTATTCAATGCAATTGAAGCTATCCACTATAAGCACGACTTTGTTTCTATAACGATAGAAGAAATAGAGGATGTTACTTTGTATCATCCTCAGGCAACGCCAATTTTAATACGATGCAATTGGGCGGGCGGTCTGGAAAAAGATGGCACTATCCCTTTGCGCACTGCTTTAGGGTTAATGTTAGAAAGGGAACTTCCTGGCTGGCGATGGGCTGATTACAATCAAAGCTGGGAAAGTATGCGAGACCAAATATTAGGCTATCCCCATGGAGCCAGGTCTTCTTTGTTTGTTAATCAACAAACAGGTCAACAGATGAAAAGTGTGTGGAATCAACTTGTAAAATCTGGTTTATGGGGAAATAAAACTAAAAATTAATTGTTTATATGCTGTGCATGCATTGAATGCATGAATTTGAATGATCGTTTGAGGATCGTTATCACCGAAGCCCGCCAGCACTGGCGGGCTTTTGCATAGTAAATGCAGGTGCATTAAAACCGCCCCATAAAGCGGGCAGGCGAGGCGGGGATAGCACTGCGCGCGAACGGTGGAAACATGTATGCGAAGGCTGCGTATGCTGCATGGAGGCTGGCGCGCGTCAACGCAGCGGGTGTATGACTGCGAAACGGGTAAACCACTCGAAACCCTTCAAAACACATCTGAGCACGTTATGGGAGCTATTCGTTTGAAATATTTTTTTCCAATACAATAAATGCTAAATTTCTTAAAGACGACATGAGCTGTATGTAATCATATGCCTACGAGGTTGTAAAAATGGTCACTTATTTTTTTTGGGGTAAAATTCTTCCGGAACGTGCTCAACTCGATTTAAATCTTAATAAGACGTTCAAAGCGCTAGATATAGAACTTGAAGGCGAAGTTATTATTAGCATTATTCTCAATCAAGTGTTAGTTACAGTGAAAGTTCTAAAAGAAGAAGATATCTTCCTTCTTAAAAGAATTGTTAATTCCTTGTTGGATTCTGAAATGTCCAAGCTGGCTTTTATTCGGGGATTCAGTTACTCAGCAGTTATTGACAGGTGTCTAAAAGAAGATGGTGCGGAGGATTGGGTGTATGGGATTGATTATCCTTTAGATAAAAGTGTGCACACCGTAGCGGCAATTAACGAAATGCTCAATTGGATGCAGCCTCTTTCGGCTGGAGTCGAAGGGGTTTTGATAGAGCGATGCCTCAACGATTTTAAATCTGCATTGACTCATCTTGATGATGCGCCTTTTTATTGCTATCGAGCTATTGAAACGTTAAGAAATCATTGCTCTGATATCCATGGAATCAGTAAGGCTCCTGAAACTCGATCTGCGCAATGGCAAACATTCAGAGACGCAATAGGCATAACAAAAGAAGAAATTGGGTATTTTACGCAATGGGCTACTGAGCTAAGACATGGACATGTGACTTGCATGTCTGGTGAAGATGAATTTAACGTTCTGAATAAAACACACAGCATTCTTCATTCCTACTTTCATTACCTACGTGAGAAAAAGGGGCTCTAGCCCCATGTTTGTTAATTTTTTAATGAGTAATTCTTGAAATTAATAACATCCTCATTTAGCCAATAATTAATTTCCCTCATACGCTCCTGCAACGGTGTCAGCTCGTTGCGCACAAATACCTGTGCCGCTTTCACCACATCCCCGAAACCGCCGGTATTATTCGGCATCATTCCCATAAGCTGGGGCGGTACGCGGTGAGCGCTTAACAGGTCGCTTTCGCTGACTTTTTTGATATTAAAAAAGTCGTCTTTGGTTGCCACCTCACTGAGCGGTATAATCTTGATCCCGTCCGGCTTTCCGCTGGGTGCGTAGAAAAACAGATTTTTAAAATTCCCCAGGCCTTTTGAGTTACGCATCGCATCGCGCATCGCTTCTACGTCGGTGCTGCTCTGTGCGGCGTCGGTCACGTACATGATGTAACCCGCGTGCGCCCCGTTCTGGTAATACTTGCGACGGTACAGGGTCGCCGACTCGTTAAGCCAGGCCGAGTTAAGCGCGCTGAGGTATTCCGGCATCCCGTAAATTTCCTGGTTAATGTCCGGCTCCATCAGGTGAAACACCGAGCCGTTTTCAAAGGGGTGCGGCTGGATGAATGACGGCACCCACCAGTAATCCCCCTCGACCACCCCGCGCCGGGTGTATTTGGCCGGTGAGGTTTCAAGCTTCATCACGCGGCCCGTGGCGCTTCTGCGCTTTTCCAGAAACGCATTTCCGAACACTAAAAAATCCAGTACAAAGCGGCTGAAATCCTGTTGTGACAACAGCGGGTGCGGAACGAACGTCGAGGCGAGAATGTTACGCTTCACGTAAATCGGCGAACTGTGATGAACGGCGGCGCGCAGGCTTTTGGCAAGGCCCGTAAAGCTCACCGGCGGCTCATACCATTTGCCGTTACTGATGCATTCCACATAATCCAGAATATCCCGGCGGTCGAGAACCGGCGAGGGTTCGCCGAAGGTGAACGCCTCCATTTTTGGCGCGTCGGCTGTAGTTTGGTTTACCGCTTTTGACTGCTGCGGCCTGCGGCTTTTTCGTTTGGACATCAGTTAAACTCCAGAATGGAAGATGCCGCCATGCCGCTTCCGGCGCTGAGCGGTTCGTTAATTAATACGTGCATGGTCGCCCAGGCTAAATCCGCGTGGCTGGCCTCCTCGGTGCGGCTGGCTTCATAGGTGGCGCTGCGCCCGCTGCCGGTCATGGTTTTGCGGATCGACATAAACGACTGTGTGATGTCGGTTGCGCCGACGTCGTATTCCAGACAGCCGCGCGCAATGGTGTCTTTGGCTTTCAGCACCATCGCGGTTTTGACTTCCGGCGTGTAGCGGATTTCACGCGCTGCCGGGAAAAACGAGCGCACAAGCTGGTAAACACCCTGGCCGAGGCCGGTCGCGTCAATGCCGATGTATTCGACGTGGTATTTCAGGGTCAGGTCGCGGATGGCGTTGGCCTGGGCGGCGAAGTCCATCCCTTTCCACTGGTGACGCTCCAGAATGCGGAATTTGCCGCCGGTAACCAGTGGCGGCGCGATAACCACGCACCCGGCACTGTCGCCGCGCAGCGAGGGGTCGTAACCAATCCAGACAGTACGCTGCCCGAATGGCCTGTCGGCGAACGGCGCGAAGTCCTCCCACACCTCCAGACTGTCGACCATGCAGCGCTGGAGCTCCTCGAACGGGAACACCGACGCCTTGTCGTCAACAAACTCGCACATAAACAGGTTGCGGAAATCATCGGTGCTGTTTTCCTGTTTCAGCGTGTCCAGGTCAAACAGGGTACAGCCGCGCGCGAGCGCGTCCTCAATGGTGACAATCTGCCGCCACTGACCATCCGCGCACAGCACCCCACCGGCGAGCGCGGTATGTGAGATATCGATATCCACGCGCTCACTGGCGTGGGCGCGGCCCTTGTTGAACAGCTCGCCCGACCAGAACGGATATGCGCCGTGACCGAGCGAGGAGGGGGTCGAAAAGTAGGTCGTTCGCAGGTGCTTTTGCGAGGCCATGCCGGAAGCGACTTTACGCAGGCGCTGAAAGTTCGGTATCCAGAAAATCTCATCGACATACAGGTCACCGTTATGGCTTTGCGCGGTGTTGGAGTTGGTGCCGAGAAAAATCAGCTTCGCCCCGTTGTTTCCGATGACAACCGGGTCGCCGGTCAGGTCAACGTCGACCAGACGGGCAAAGGCGATGATGTACTCACGGAACACATACGCCTGGGTTTTACTGGCCGATAAAAATATCTGGTTGTTACCGGTTTTAAGCGCGCGCAGTAACGCCTCGCGGGCGAAATAAAACGTCGCGCCAATCTGGCGGGATTTCAGGATATTGCGTATGCGGTGCGCCAGCCCGGCGCGGTGCCAGATAAGCTGATATTCGAAAGATTCATCAAAAAAAATCTCGTCGAGTTTTTCGATAGCCTCGTCGCTGAAAAAGTTCTTTTTCGGTTTGCGGCGCTCACCCTTATTGCGGTTCGCCACGTTCGGATTTAAATCCGCCTCGTTACCGGTCTGGCCGTAGCGGTTTACCCTGGCGAGCCGCTCCATCTGACGCGATAAAAAATCCGCGACCTTAAAGTCATGCGCGGTTAATTCCGGCTTGGCGTAAAGCTGGATGAGCCGCGCCTCTAACGTACTTTCAACCCGGTTTAATGGCGCGGTTGAGTCCCATTCGTCGCGCTGCTTCCAGCTCTGAACGGTCGGGCGTTTGGTCTGCAACATTTCAGCGATTTGCGGCACGGAGAAACCCTGCCAGTACAGGAGTGCGGCCTGTCGTCGTGGATCATGTAACAGCGTGGTGTCGGTGGTGATGGTCATGAATGCCTCGCCTCAATGGATTCAGGGCAAGGCTACTTAAGCGCGGTCAGTGATTCGCTAATGCGCTGTTGTGTGAGGGATAAGCCATCCGGGTTTGATGGCGGGGGCGGGGCGGTGTCGGGAAACTAACCCCGACCTAACCGTGAACCTTCACCAACAATCAGGACTCCTGACGATGGCAAAAAAAGTTTCAAAATTCTTCCGTATCGGCGTTGAGGGCGACACCTGCGACGGTCGCGTAATCAGCGCCACGGATCTCCAGGAAATGGCCGCCAGTTTTGACCCGCGCGTCTACGGCTGCCGTATCAATCTCGAACACCTGCGCGGTGTTTACCCTGACGGCGCATTTGGTCGTTACGGTGATGTGGTCGAGCTTAAGGCGGAACAGATTGAAGATGATTCCGCGCTTAACGGTAAATGGGCGCTGTACGGGAAAATCGCCCCGCTCGACAACCTGGTCGACATGGTGAGCAAGGGCCAGAAAGTTTATACCTCGATGGAAATCCAGCCGAATTTTGCCAATACCGGCAAATGCTATCTGGTCGGGCTCGCTGTCACTGACGATCCGGCAAGTCTCGGCACTGAATACCTGGAATTTTGCCGCACCGCGAAAACCAACCCGCTTAACCGCTTTAAAACCAGCCCGGAAAACCTGATTTCTGTCGCCACCCTGGCGGATCTGGAATTTGAAGACCAGCCGGAAAACGTGTTCGCGAAACTGAGCGATACCGTGAAAGCCATTTTTGGCCGTAAGCAGGCCAGCGACGACGCCCGTTTTGCTGACGTACATGAAGCCGTGACGGTGGTAAGCGAGCACGTCCAGACCTGTCTCAGCGCCACCGAACAGCGCCTGGCAGAAATGGAAAACGCCTTTTCCACGTTTAAGCAGGATGTGACCCGCCAGACCGGGGAAGTCAGCGAGCAGTTTAATCAGCTTAAAACCTCACTCGACCACACCGAAAGTCAGCATCAGCCGCGCCGCAAACTGAGTACCGGCGGCGGTGGCGACGAAATGCTGACGAACTGCTGACCGGCATTCTCAGGTCAGTGCAGTAAAACCCGTTTAACTTATTTCAGGAACCACTATGCGCCCAGCAACCCGATTTGCTTTTAATGCCTATCTGTCCCGCATCGCCGAGCTGAACGGCATCGACGTCGGCGACATCGATAAAAAATTCAGCGTTAACCCGTCCGTCACGCAGTCGCTGATGGATACCGTGCAGGAGTCGTCCGACTTCCTGACGCGCATCAACATCGTACCGGTGAATGAGCTTAAGGGTGAAAAGATCGGCGTGGGGGTAACTGGCTCCATTGCCAGCACCACCGACACCGCCGCCGGTAATGAGCGCCAGACCCAGGACTTTACGCAGCTTGAGTCCAACAAATACGAATGCGATCAAATCAATTTCGATTTCCATCTGCGCTATAAAACCCTCGACCTGTGGGCGCGTTTCCAGGATTTCCAGTTGCGTATCCGTAACGCCATCATCAAGCGTCAGGCGCTGGATTTCATCATGGCGGGTTTTAACGGTGAGCGCCGTGCGCCCACCTCAGACCGAGCCGCTAACCCGATGTTGCAGGATGTCGCCGTAGGCTGGTTGCAGAAATACCGCAACGAAGCCACGGCCCGCGTCATGAACAGCATTACTGATGACGATGGCGCGGTGGTGTCCTCCGTGATCCGCGTCGGCGAAAATGGTGATTTTGAAAACCTGGACGCCCTGGTGATGGATGCCACCAACAACCTCATTGCGCCGTGGTATCAGGAAGACCCCGATCTGGTGGTGATTGTGGGCCGTCAGTTGCTGGCCGATAAATATTTCCCGCTCGTTAACCAGACGCAGGCCAATACCGAAATGCTGGCCGCTGACGTGATTGTAAGCCAGAAACGCATCGGTAATTTACCGGCGGTGCGTGTGCCGTTCTTCCCGGCGGATGCGATGATGATCACCCGCCTGGATAACCTGTCCATCTACTTTATGGACGAAAGCCACCGCCGTGTTATTGCGGAAAATCCGAAGCGCGACCGCGTGGAAAACTACGAATCAATGAACATTGATTATGTGGTGGAAGACTACGCCGCCGGTTGCCTGGTGGAAAACATCAGGGTCGGCAAATTCGCAGCGGAAAACGGCGGAGCGTAACCCATGACGAGCCCCGCACGGCGTCACATGATGCGGGTCTCGGCCATCAGCGCCGCGCAGCGGGAAGACAACCCGCTGCGCCATGCAACCGCCTATGAGCAGATGCTGGTAAAGCTGGCCGCAGACCAACGCACGTTAAAAACCATCTTCTCGAATGAGCTTAAGGCAGCAAAAAAACGCGAGCTGTTGCCGTTCTATGCACCGTGGGTCAGTGGTGTGCTGACGGAGGGGAAAGGCTCACAGGACGACATTCTGATGACGGTCATGCTGTGGCGTCTCGATGCCGGTGACATTGCCGGTGCGCTGGATATCGCCCGCTATGCCCTGCGGTATGGCCTGACCATGCCGGGCAAACACAAACGCACCCCCGCGTATTTGTTCGCCGAGGAGGTGGCGCTCGCCGCCATGCGCGCACAGGCCGCCGGTGAGTCGGTCGACGTGGCGCTGCTGCATGATGCGATTGCGCTGACGGATCTCGCTGACATGCCCGACCCGGTGCGTGCAAAGCTGCACAAAATCACCGGTGTGGTGTTGCGTGACGGCGGTCAGCCTGCCGACGCCCTTGCTCACCTGGAACGGGCGATGCAGCTCGACCGGCTTGCCGGGGTGAAAAAGGATATTGAGCGGCTGACACGCGAGCTGCGACCGAAGCCTGACATCACAGCGAAAAAGACCACCACGCGGGCGCGTAAGCCGAAAAGCACGACGCCTGCGAAACGTGGCCGCCCGAAAAAAATCACCAGTTAACAGAATGCGCCCCGCGCCGGGCGGCACGTCGGCAAAGGCGGTTTTTAACCTCACCTGAAACCGGCGTCCACCGCCCACCCTTTTAAAAGGTAGTCATGATGACGCTGATTATTAATAACGAACCGCACGGCAGCACAGTAATTGTCCCGCCCCCGGCGGGCGACGAACCGGTGATTAAAAACACCTTTTTCTTTCCTGATGTCGATCCGGTTCGGGTGCGGGAACTGATGCGCCTGGAACAGACCGTACCCCCGGCCCGGCTGCGAAGCGCCATCAAGACCGGTATCGCGGAAACCAACGCGGAGCTGTACGAGTGGCGGGCGCTGCAAATCGCCGCAGGGTTTACGCAGCTTGCCGACGTACCGGCGGAAAAGATCGACGGGGAAAGCGAGCGGATTTTCCACTACCTGAGCGCGGTCTGTGCGATGACCACCGCCACGCTGTACGAGCGTTATCGCGGTGTGGATGCGAGCGCAAAAGGCGACAAGAAAGCCGACAGCATCGACACCACCATTGACGACTTATGGCGCGACATGCGCTGGTCGGTGGCGCGGCTCCAGGATAAACCGCGCTGCATCGTGAGCCAGATATGAAAGTTTATGCCGAGCAGGGGGACACCCTCGACCAGATTTGCGCCCGGTATTACGGGCGCACGTCCGGGGTCGTTGAGGCGGTACTCCTGGCTAATCCGGGTCTTGCCGGGCTCGGGGCGATGCTGCCACACGGCACCGCCGTCGAGCTCCCTGACGTTCAATCATCGCCGGTCACTGAGACCGTCAACCTGTGGGACTGACAATGGAAAAATTCACCACGTTTACCACCTACTGGCTGTCGGTGCTGCTTGCATGGTTCGGCACCCAGACCCCGGAGCGCCTGGCTTTCTGGGTCGGGGCGGGCTGCGCCATCTTCACCGCACTGGTTAACTTCTGGTATCGCCGGAAAACCTTTCGTTATCTCATTGAGATGGGGATCGACAAAGAGGTGACCCGTGAAATCATTCGTTAAGCGTTGCAGTGTGGCCGCCGTGCTGGCGCTGGCCGCACTGGTGCCCGACTTACGTCTGCTCCATACCTCGCCGGAGGGTCTGGCACTGATTGCCGACCTTGAGGGATGCCGTCTGCGTCCCTACCAGTGCAGCGCGGGCGTATGGACATCGGGCATCGGCCACACTGCGGGGGTCGTACCTGTTCGCGACATCACCGAGCGCGAGGCGGCGGCGAATCTGGTCGCGGATGTGCTGAACACCGAGCGGCGCCTGGCAGTCTGCGCGCCGGTGAAGATGCCGCAGCCGGTTTACGACGCGCTGGTCAGCTTCGCTTTTAACGTCGGCACCGGCGCGGCCTGTCGCTCGACGCTGGTCGGCTTTATCAACCGTCAGCAATGGGCGCAGGCGTGCGATCAGTTATCACGCTGGGTTTATGTCAGCGGAGTGAAAAACAAAGGACTCGAAATCCGCCGTGCGCGTGAGCGGGCTTACTGCCTTAAGGGGGCATTATGAAAACGTTAGCGGTATTGCTGGTTCTGGCCGTGCTGGCCGGGCTGTGGCTGCATCATGAAAACGGCAAACTTGCCCGGTCATTTGAAAAGGCGAACCGCGTCGCCGGTGAGCTGAAAAACACGGTCGGGATGCTGAAAAATCAGCTTCAGGTCGTGGCCGTCAGGGCGGAAAAAAACGAACGGGCGCAGGTGGATTTGCGCCAGAAACTGGCCGCCGCCGGTGACCGGGCGGTGAGGCGTGAGCAAACCATCACGAGGTTACTTAATGAAAATGAAGCCTTTCGCCGCTGGTACAGCGCTGATTTGCCTGATGCTGTGCGTCGGGTGCACCACCGCGCCGCCTGCGCCTCCGCCGGTAGTTGTCTGGAACGCCTGCCCGGTGGTGAGCCTGTGCCCGATGCCGGGAAGCGATCCGCGCAGTAACGGCGATTTGAGTGCCGATATCCGTAACCTTGAGCGCGCGCTGGAGAGCTGCGCGCAACAGGTTGAAGCCGTCAAACAGTGCCAGGACGATTTACATGTTGAAGCCAGACAGTCTGCGCAAGACCCTAACTAATGCTGTGCCGGTACTGCGTACTAATCCCGATATGCTGCGCCTGTATGTGGATTGCGGGCAGGTTGCCTCCACGCTGGCGACGTCTTTGTCATTTGAGAAGCGCTACACGCTTAACGTGGTGGTGACGGATTTCACCGGCGAGCTGGATTTGCTGCTTGTTCCGGTGCTGGCGTGGCTGCGTGAGCATCAGCCCGACATCATGACCACCGACGAGGGACGCAAAAAGGGCTTTACGTGGATTGCGGATATCAACAATGACAGCTCGTTAGACATCAGTATCAGCCTGATGCTGACCGAGCGCACCCTGGTGAAGCAGGTCGGTGCGGCGCTGCATATCGATAATATCCCGGAACCGGCACCGCCGGAGCCGGTCGCGCGCCCGATGGAACTCTGGGTGCGTGACGAACTGGTGAGTAAATGGGATGAATGAGTTAAATCCGTTTGAAAACCGGCTCGCCGCGCTGATTGCCGCCCTGTCACCGGCGGGGCGTCGCAATCTCAGCGCTGAAATTGCGAAGACCCTGCGCCAGCAACAACAACAGCGGATTAAGGCGCAGCGTGCGCCGGATGGCACGCCCTACGAGGAGCGACGCCCGCAGACCATCAGGGGGAAAAAGGGCCGGGTTAAGCGCGAGATGTTCGCGAAGCTGCGCACTAACCGCTATCTAAAGGATAAAGCTGATGATGCCGCCGCAATAGTAGAGTTCACGGACAAAGCGCAGCGTATCGCACGGGTTCACCATTATGGATTAAACGAAAAAATTGAAGGAAAGATTAAAACGATAAAATATCCTAAAAGGCAATTATTAGGCTTATCGCGCAAACAGGTAGAAGATGTTGAAGATTTGCTTATATCATTGTTTGTTGACGCAAAAAAAATAGGGTGATATCATTTTTCGTGGGTGAGATGGTTCCATAGTTGAGCTATTAGCTACAGCTATGTAGGGGTTCGATTCCCCTAGCACCGTAGATCTCTTGCAATTTTAATTTCTGGTTTTATTAATTTGAGATTTTTTAATATATCTTGATGACATTTGATGTAATCAAGGTTATTTGCTGCTGCAAGGCGCTGGGGATCTAAATTGGATGATCCAAGGAGATTAGCGTTTCTTAAATTTGCATTTTCAAAACTAACTTTATCGAAATTACATTCAGTGAAAATACAACTCTGTAAGTTTGCATTTTTTAAATGAGCTCCCTCTAGCGTACAGCCTTTAAACTTTGTTTGGCTGAATTTACCATTGCTTAGATCACTATTTTTCATTTTGCAGTTTATAAATTCAACATTCTTCAATAACGTATGTTTAAGGCATAAGTTTTTTATTTCACAGTTTATGAATTTACAATTACTTAATGCTGAGCCATAAAAACTCATTCCTGCTATTTGTGCATCTTTAAATATAAGTCCTTTTAAAACTCGCATATGATGCAATTTGATTTGTTGAACGTTAATATCAAAACAGCCACGTTTGTTTAACTCTTTAATTATTTTAATTTTATGAATGTCAAGAATGACAGATGATGAGGTGCCATAGTTTTCTAGATCGCTTAAAAGATCTGAAATGCTATCTTCATTTTGCCTGCGTTTTTCAAAAAAGAAAAGAATAATACCTAGCGCCAAAAACTCCCAAATAGAAGCATTTAAATTTCCTAACAAAGAAATAAAAAAAGTAGAGTCATATACAGAGTTTATTATTGAGAGGACAAATATTATTATAACGCAGGTAAGGAATATTGAAATAACGTAATTTATTTCTTTGAGCGCGCAAATGGTTTTTTCTATCTCTTTGTTGAGATTTTTTATTTTTCGCGTGCTCCATCGTGAAATTGCGATTTTTTTTTCTTTATATGTTTCTTTTAATCTATGTACAAAAGTGCTCATGATGATTTTGTAGTTTATTTTTTCTTGTAGTGTCATCTACAGGCAAAACAATGTCAATTGGTTCTATCTTACTTTGCTTCTATGCTCACAGCCATGAACATTACAACGACGCTCAATGAAATTTCTCGCGCACTTCGCAACATGATACGCACCGGGGTTATTGTCGAAACCGACCTTAACGCCGGGCGTTGCCGTGTGCAGACCGGCGGCATTTATACCGACTGGCTCCAGTGGCTGACGCACCGGGCCGGGCGCTCGCGTACATGGTGGGCTCCCTCTGTGGGTGAGCAGGTGCTGATCCTCGCCATTGGCGGCGAGCTGGACACCGCGTTTGTGCTGCCCGCCATCTTTTCGGATGACCACGCCGCGCCGTCGGCCTCGGCTGATGCCTGGCATGTGTCGTTCCCGGATGGTGCCGTGATGGAGTACGAGCCGGAAACCGGCGCGCTTACCGTCAGCGGCATTAAAACCGCCGACGTCACCGCGTCAGAATCCATCACGGCAACCGTGCCGGTGGTGATGGTGAAAGCATCGACCCGCGTCACGCTCGACTCGCCGGAAGTGGTCTGCACCAACAAGCTGATCACCGCGACGCTTGAGGTGCAAAAGGGCGGGAAGATGAGCGGCGATATCGAGCACAGAGGCGGGGCATTTACATCTAACGGTGTGCAGCTTGACGACCACGGTCATGGTGCCGTGCAGAGTGGCGGAAGCTGGACGGAGGGGACGAAGTGACGACACGTTATCTCGGTATGAACCGTAACACCGGGCGGGCCATTACGGACGCGGAGCACATCAGTCAGAGCGTGGGCGATATCCTGCGCACCCCTGTCGGGTCGCGGGTAATGCGCCGTGATTATGGCTCGCTGTTATCCGCCATGATTGACCAGCCTCAGTCCCCGGCACTGGAGCTGCAAATCAGAGTGGCGTGTTACATGGCGATCCTGAAATGGGAGCCGCGCATCACGCTGACGAGCATCACCACCGAACGCCAGTTTGACGGAAAGATGATCGTCAACCTGACCGGTCAGCTTAAGGACACCGGTGAGAGCCTTTCATTAACCCTGCCTGTGAGTTAATACCATGCCGATTATCGACCTTAGCCAGCTCCCCGCGCCGGATGTGGTTGAAGTACCAGACTTCGAATCCATTCTCGCGGAGCGAAAAGCGACACTGATTTCCCTGTTTCCCCCGGAGCAACAGGAGGCTGTCGCGCGCGTGCTGGCGCTGGAGTCCGACCCGTTAACCAAATTCCTGGAAGAAAACGCCTACCGCGAAATGCTATGGCGTCAGCATGTCAACGAGGCAGCGCTGGCGACCACGCTCGCCTTTTCTGCTGAGGCTGATCTTGACGTGATGGCCGCGAACAACAACACCACGCGACTGACCATCACCCCGGCGGATGATGCAGCCATCCCGCCGACACCGGCAGTTATGGAGTCTGATACTGATTTGCGCCTGCGGGCGCAACAGGCGTTTGAAGGGCTTTCCGTGGCGGGACCGGTGGGGGCATATGAATATCACGGGCGGAGTGCCGACGGGCGAGTCGCGGATATTTCTGTGGTCAGCCCGACCCCGGCCTGTGTGACCATTACCGTCCTGTCGCGTGAGGGTGACGGCACGGCCAGCACCGGTTTGCTTGCCGTGGTGGAAAAGGCACTCAACGCCGAAGACGTGCGCCCCGTAGGTGATCGTGTGACCGTGCAGAGCGCTGTCATGGTGCCGTACCGGGTGGACGCGACGCTGTACTTTTATCCCGGCCCGGAGTCCGAGCCGGTGCGGGAGGCCGCAGAGCAACGGCTCAAGGAATACATCAGCGCACAGCACCGACTCGGGCGTGACATTCGCCGGTCTGCCATTTATGCCGCGCTGCATGTTGAAGGGGTTCAGCGTGTTGAGCTGACGGCCCCGGCGGCTGACATTGTGCTCGCCAAACACCAGGCATCTTACTGCACGGATTACACCATAAGCGCAGGGGGGACGGATGAGTAATGACCGCCTGTTACCCGTCGGCTCCTCACTGCTGGAGGTAGCCGCCGCGCAGGCCGCTGCCGACATTATGCGGGTGCCGGTGCCGCTGCGTACCCTGTGGAACCCGCAGACGTGCCCGGTCGCGCTGTTGCCCTATCTGGCCTGGGCGCTGTCGGTTGACCGCTGGGACTTTAACTGGCCGGAAGCCACCAAACGCAGCGTCATTGCCGCCTCGTTTTATGTGCATCAGCACAAAGGCACCATCAGCGCATTGCGGCGCGTGGTGGAGCCGCTCGGTTATCTGATTGAGGTGCGGGAATGGTGGCAGCTCAACGAGGAGCCGGGCACGTTCCGCCTGGTGGTCGGGGTACTCGATACCGGCATCACCGATGAAATGTATCAGGAGCTTGAGCGGCTCATTGACGACGCCAAACCGGCCAGTCGGCACCTGACGGGCCTCGCCATCAGCCTGAGTACCACCGGCAATATTGTGCTGGGTGCGGGATGTTATGACGGTGATGCACTGACAGTTTACCCCTACACACCGGCGGCGATTGTGGTCGGTGGTGAATTTTACCCGGCCTCGGCCATTCATCTGATCGATAACCTGAGAGTGAACGCATGACCGCGAAATATTTTGCAATTCTGACAAGCCAGGGCGCGGCGAAACTTGCGAACGCGACGGCGCTCGGCACTAAATTAAACCTTACACAAATGGCGGTCGGTGACGGTAACGGCGCGTTACCCACGCCAGACCCGGCCCAGACCCGGCTCATTAATCAGAAGCGTATCGCGCCGCTGAATATGCTGAACGTCGACCCCGAAAACACCAGTCAGATTATTGCCGAGCAAATCATCCCGGAAAATGAGGGTGGTTTCTGGATACGTGAAATTGGTCTTTATGACGATGCCGGTGTACTGATTGCCGTGGCGAACTGCCCGGAGACCTATAAACCGCAGTTACAGGAGGGCAGCGGGCGCACCCAGACCATCCGCATGATCCTGATCGTGTCAAACACGGAAGCGGTCACCCTGAAAATTGACCCGGCGGTCGTGCTGGCAACCCGTAAATATGTTGATGATAAGGTTATTGAGGTTAAGGCGTATGCCGATGAGCTGATGGCCGCGCACCTTGCGGCCGCTAACCCACATAATCAGTACGCGCCGAAAGCCTCCCCGGCCCTGACCGGGACGCCTACCGCGCCGACGCCGGTTAAAACGGATAACACAACCAAACTTGCCACCACTGCGCATGTGAAACAGGTCGTGGCGGATTATGCGCCGCTGGCAAACCCGGCGCTGACCGGTAAACCCACCGCCCCGACGGCGGCGCAGACGTCAAACGACACGCAGCTCGCGACCACGGCATTTGTGAAAGCGGCTATCACTGCGCTGATTGATTCCTCACCGGCGGCAATGGACACGCTGAACGAACTGGCCGCCGCGCTGGGTAACGATCCGAACTTCGCCACAACCATGACAAACCTGCTGGCCGCAAAAGCGCCGCTGGCAAGCCCGGCACTGACGGGAACGCCGACGGCACCGACGGCAGCGCAAACCGTCAACAATACACAGCTCGCGACCACGGCATTTGTGAAAACCGCAGTGGCCGCCCTGCTTGCAAGCCCGGCGTTTACAGGCACGCCAACGGCCCCGACTGCCGCGCAGACGGTGAATAACACACAGATTGCTACCACGGCCTTTGTTAAGGCGGCTGTGGCGGCCCTGGTGGATTCCTCACCGGCAGCACTCGACACGCTGAACGAACTGGCCGCCGCGTTGAATGACGATCCGAATTTTGCGGCAACCATGACAGCGGAACTGTCCAAAAAAATGGATAAGGCCAGCAACGGGGCGGATATACCGGACGTAGCCGCATTTCTTGCAAACCTCGGTGTAAAAGACGCAGCGAAGCGGGCAGTAGGCACCGGCGCGGGTCAAATCCCTGACATGTCAGCATTCGAATATGTGGGAAATGCCACCGCCGGTTATGTGAAACTGCCGAACGGCTTTAAATTGCAGTGGCTGGAAACGGGAAAAGTACCGGCAGGCACTACCGGGGTGGGGTACTGGGCGTACCCGTTATCTGTTTGTTTATTTGCTATCGCCGTCCCTGTTGCTGTTACCCCGAATACGACAGCGGGAAACGTTGTGGCCGGGGCATTTTCAAACGCAGCGGTAGAGCTGCATAACTGGGGGCAGATTTCTGCATCTGCACGCATTATAGGGATTGGACGATGAGCGGATTTTTTTATTCAGCAACCACAAACGGCGCTTACCCGCAAAGTGACATTGAGATTTTTAAAGCGACTGGCACCTGGCCGGACGATGCGGTTTTAATGTCTGCGGAAGTGTTCAGCGAATTTTTTAGCGAACTGCCACCGGCAGGAAAAATGCGGGCTGCCGGGCCTGATGGTTTACCTTCCTGGGCTGACATCCCAAAACCCTCGAAAGAGGAATTAATTAATCAGGCAGAACAGCAACGAACCGCCTTAAAGGCGGAGGCTGATGCGCAAATTGCCTGGCGACAGGACGCGGTTGAAGTCGGTATCGCAACAGAGGAAGAAAAATCCATTCTTGCAGAATGGAAAAAGTACCGTGTTCTTTTAATGCGGATCGATACTTCAAAAGGGCCGGATATTATCTGGCCGCCAACACCGTAAACAGTCAGGCGGGCGAAAGCCCGCTTTTGTTTTTGCAGTGGTTGTGTCATTAACAGGCAAACAGCGAGACATCGCCACACAACCGAATGCCCTGGACAATGTTACTTGCCCCTTAACCACGGAGTTAAACGGATGAGTGACTTTCATCACGGCGTCCAGGTGCTGGAGATTAACGACGGCACCCGCGTCATTTCGACTGTATCAACGGCCATTATTGGCATGGTCTGCACGGCCAGCGATGCCGATGCCGCCACCTTTCCCCTCAACACGCCGGTATTAATTACCCGTGTCCAGAATGCCATCGCGAAAGCAGGCAAAAAAGGCACCCTGCGCGCCGCACTCCAGGCCATCGCCGACCAGGCAAAACCGGTTGTTGTGGTGGTGCGCGTGGAGGAGGGCACCGGCCCGGACGCCGAAGCGCAGACCCTTTCCAACATCATCGGCACCACCGACGAAAACGGCAAATACACCGGGCTGAAGGCGCTGCTAAGTGCCGCCGCTGTCACCGGCGTGAAGCCGCGCATCCTCGGTGTACCGGGGCTCGACTCGCTGGAAGTGGCGACGGCGCTTGCGCCGGTGTGTCAGAAGCTTCGCGCGTTTGGCTATGTCAGCGCATGGGGCTGCAAAACCCTGTCGGAGGCCATCGACTATCGCGAGAATTTCAGCCAGCGCGAGCTGATGGTTATCTGGCCGGATTTTCTGGCATGGGACACCACGGCGAGCAGCACCGCCACAGCGTACGCCACGGCGCGGGCGCTGGGCCTGCGCGCCAAAATCGACCAGGAACAGGGCTGGCACAAAACCCTGTCTAACGTGGGCGTCAATGGCGTGACCGGCATCAGCGCGGATGTGTTCTGGGATTTGCAGGAGCCCGGCACCGATGCCGACCTGCTTAACGAGGCGGGCGTCACCACGCTTATCCGTAAGGACGGTTTCCGCTTCTGGGGTAACCGCACTTGTTCGGACGATCCGCTGTTTGTGTTTGAGAACTACACCCGCACCGCGCAGGTCATCGCCGACACAATGGCCGAGGGGCATATGTGGGCGGTCGACAGGCCTGTCACCGCCACGCTTATTCGCGACATCGTTGATGGTATTAATGCCAAATTCCGCGAGCTGAAAACCGGCGGTTACATCGTTGATGCGACCTGCTGGTTTGATGAGGAGGCCAACGACGCCGAAAGCCTGAAGGCCGGAAAACTGATTATTGATTATGACTACACACCGGTGCCGCCACTGGAAAACCTGACCCTGCGCCAGCGTATTACCGACAAGTACCTGGCTAGCCTGGTCTCGTCCGTCAACAGCAAGTAAGGAGCCTTTTAAATGGCAATGCCGCGCAAACTTAAGTTTATGAATGTGTTCCTTGATGGCTACAGCTATCAGGGTGTGGCGGCCTCCGTCACCCTCCCGAAGCTGACCCGCAAGCTGGAAAACTGGCGGGGTGCCGGGATGAATGGCGTCGCGCCGGTCGATTTCGGTCTTGATGACGATGCCCTGTCAATGGAGTGGTCGCTCGGCGGTTTCCCCGATGAGGTTATCTGGGGGCTTTACGGTGCAGTGAATGCCGACGCCGTGCCGATCCGTTTCGCGGGCTCTTACCAGCGCGACGACAACGGCGAAACGGTGGCGGTAGAAGTGGTCATGCGTGGCCGCCAGAAAGAAATTGACACCGGCGAAGCGAAACAGGGCGAGGATACCGAGGCGAAAATCTCTGTGATTTGTACCTATTTCCGCCTTGAGCTGAACGGTAAGGAGCTGGTCGAGATCGACACCCTCAACATGATTGAGAAAGTGAACGGCACTGACCGGCTGGAACAGCACCGCCGCAATATCGGTCTGTAATAAAACGCCGGCCAGCGTGCTCTGGCCGGTTATTTCCCGACTTTAAATCGTGAGAATCCCATGAGCAAAGAAAACGTAGTTATCCTGGATAAACCCGTTAAACGTGGCGAGCAGGTGATTGAAGAAATCACCGTGATTAAACCCACTGCCGGTACGCTTCGCGGTGTCAGCCTGGCGGCGGTGGCCAACTCTGAAGTCGATGCGCTGATTAAAGTGCTGCCGCGCATGACGGCCCCGTCGCTGACCGAGCAGGAAGTCGCCGCGCTGGAGCTGCCGGATTTAATTGCCCTGGCCGGTCAGGTGGTCGGTTTTTTGTCACCGAGCTCGGCGCAGACTTCCCGGTAAAACTGACGGTCGATGACCTGATGGCGGATATCGCGGTGATCTTTCACTGGCCGCCATCAGAGTTATTTCCCCTGAGCCTGACCGAGCTCGTCATATGGCGCGAAAAAGCGCTCCAGCGAAGCGGACACACGAATGAGCGATAACGTTAAATTACAGGTATTACTCAGGGCGGTAGACCAGGCATCGCGACCCTTTAAAGCGGTGCAGGCGGCAAGCCGCACCCTTTCCGGTGAAATTCGCGGGTCACAGAATGAGCTCAAAGAGCTGAACGCCCGCGCCCGTCAGATTGAGGGCTTTCGCAAAACAAGCGCCCAGCTTGCGGTCACCGGCAATGCGCTTAAGCAGGCAAAAGCGCAGGCCGCCGCGCTGGCGCTCCAGATGCGCAACACCGCCAACCCGACGAACGCGCAGGTTAAAGCGCTGGAAAATGCCAGGCGAAGCGCGGCGGAACTGCAAACGAAGTTCAACGGCCTGCGCCTGTCGGTGCAGAATCAGCGCGGTGCGCTGCAACAGGCCGGTATCGACACGCGCAACCTGTCAGCCGCAGAGCGCCAGTTACGCGGCAATATCGCGCAGAGCACCGAAACGATGGAGCGCCAGCGCGCCGCCCTTGCGCGGGTCAGCCAGCAACAGGCCCGGCTGAATGCCGTGCGGGCGCGTTACGAACGGGGCCGGGAGATCGTCGCCGGTGCGCGTAACGCCAGTGCGGCGGCGCTGGGACTCGGTACAGCGGGCCTGTTTGCCGGTAGTCAGTTGATTGCCCCCGAAGTGCAGGCAGAAAAAAGCGGCGCGTTAATTGCCGCGCGCCAGGGCGAAAGCAGTGAGACCGGGGCGAAGTATACCCGTGTGATCAAGGACGTCAGCGCGTCAGGCGTAAGTGATGATATTGAACATATCACCGAAGCCGTATCGGCGGTGCGCAGTACCCTCGGGACAATGGGGGATGTGGGCGAGGCGGAGTTAAACCGCATCACCCGTAAGGCGCTGGATATGCAGACCGCATTTGGCAGTGAAGCTGCCGAGAGCATCCAGATTGCGGGCATCATGATGAAAAACGGCCTCGCAAAAGACAGCGATGAGGCGCTCGATCTCATCGTGTCCGGTATGCAGCGGGTTTCCGCACAGATGCGCGGCGAGATGCCGGAAATCCTGCATGAATATTCCACCCATTTCCGCAATATGGGCTTTACCGGTGCGGAAGCGATGTCGCTGCTTGTTGATATGTCGAAGCAGGGAAAATTCGCGCTGGATAAAACCGGCGACGCCATCAAGGAATTTTCCATCCGTGGCTCGGATATGTCGAAAAACAGCGTCGCGGCATATCAACAAATTGGCCTGAATGCCGGGAAAATGTCAGCGGCCATCGCCAGCGGTGGCGAAAAGGCGCGTGTGGCGATGCAGAAAACTGCGCGCGGTCTGCTCAAAATAAAGAACCCGGCGGAGCGGGCCAACGCAGCGATTGCCCTGTTTGGTACGCCGGTTGAAGATTTATCCGTTGACCAGATCCCGAAATTCCTCGGCGCGCTTGCAGGAGTGAAAAACCGGCTCGGTGATGTGAGCGGCGCGGCGGAGGAAATGGGTAACACGCTGCGCGATAACCTGTCGGGGGACGTGGAGCGGTTGCAGGGGGCATTTTCCGGGCTTCGCCTGAATGTGTTCACCGGTATGGATGACAAACTGCGCAAACTCACGCAGACCGCGACGCAGTGGATCGGGAAGCTCAACACCTGGGTGAGCGCTAATCCTGAACTGGTATCAAAAATCGTGTTAGTGGCGGGGGCGATCACCGGGCTGACTGCTGTGCTGGGTGGCGTGGGTCTGGTGCTGTGGCCGGTCATGGCGGGCATAAACTACCTGATTGCCGGGGCGGGCCTGCTGGCGACCGGTTTCAGTATTGCCGGGTCAACCATTGCGGCATCCTTTGGCGCGATTGCCTGGCCGGTGGTGGGCGTGGTGGCGGCTGTCGTCGCCGGGGCATTGCTGATCCGTAAATACTGGGAGCCCATCAGCGCCTTTTTTGGCGGCGTGGTGGAGGGGTTGCGCTCGGCATTCGGGCCGGTGGGGGACATCTTTGCGCCGCTGGCTCCGATGTTCGAAACCCTCAGTAACGGTATTGGCAAAGTCTGGCAGTGGTTTAAAGACCTGATTGAGCCAGTGAAAGCTACCCAGGACACGCTCAACAGTTGCCGTGATGCCGGGGTGTTGTTCGGTCAGGGGCTGGCCGGTGCGCTGAGAATGCCCCTTAACGCCTTTAACAAACTGCGCAGCGGAATTGACTGGGTGCTTGAAAAACTGGGCGTGATTAACAAGGATGCGGCAACGCTCGACAAAACCGCCGCGAAAGCAAATGCCGCCACTCAGGGCGGCGGATATGTGCCGGTATCGGGAACTTACGCAGGCTACCAGTATTATCAGCCGGGAACCGGCGATAACGATATAGACCAGTCATATCAGCCAGTAACCAGCGCCCTGAAGGGATACGCAGGTTATCAGCCGGTAACCGCCCCGGCGGGCCGGTCTTATATCGACCAGAGCAAAAGTGAGTACAACATTACCTTGCAGGGCGGTGTGGCACCGGGCAACAACCTGACGCAACAGTTTCGCGAAGAAGTTGAACGCCTTGAGCGTGAAAAACGCGCCCGCGCCCGCGCCAGTATGATGCACGACTGAGGATAGAATCATGATGCTTGCACTCGGGATGTTTGTTTTTATGCGCCAGACCCTGCCCTATCAGACGCAGCAACGTGATGCGGAATACCGGTGGCCCTCAAACCCGCGCATCGGAAAACGTGACGCCTTTCAGTATCTGGGGCCGGGTGAGGAAACCGTCGCGCTTGCCGGGGTGCTTTTCCCGGAACTGACCGGCGGAAAGCTGACACTGACCACGGTGCGCCTGATGGCGGAGGAGGGGCGCGCCTGGCCTTTACTGGATGGTAACGGCATGATTTACGGAATGTACGTTATCAATAACGTAAGCGAAACCGGGGCGATGTTTTTCAGTGACGGTACGCCACGCAAAATTGACTTTACGCTGAAACTGACCCGCGTGGATGAATCCCTCGCGGCCATTTACGGCGACATTGGCCGCCAGGCGCAGTCGCTTATCGGTAAGGCCGAAGAGATGGCGAAGGGTCTGACCGGCTTAATGGGGGCGGTCTGATGCTTGACATGCTGACAGGTAACGCGGGCGGGGTTCGCACGCCCGCCTATATGCTGACCATCAACAGCCGGGACATTACCGGCAATATCAGTGACCGGCTGATAAGTATGACCCTGACCGACAACCGGGGATTTGAGGCCGATCAGCTCGATATTGAGCTTAACGACGCCGACGGTCTGGTCGAACTGCCGATCCGGGGTGCGGTGCTGACGCTGTTCATCGGCTGGAAGGGCGAAGCGCTGACCGGCAAAGGGAGTTTTACCGTTGATGAAGTCGAGCACCGGGGCGCACCGGATGTGGTGACCATTCGCGCCCGCAGCGCTGATTTTCGCGGGACGCTCAATTCACGCCGCGAGCAGTCCTGGCACGACACTACCCTCGGGGCCATTGTAGAGGCCATCGCCGCGCGTAACAAACTGGCCGCAGGCGTCGCGCCAGAGCTCGCCGGGATAAAAATCCCGCACATCGACCAGTCGCAGGAGTCCGACATTAAATTCCTGTCCCGTATTGCTGAGCGAAACGGCGGCGAGGTGTCGGTGAAAATGGGGAAACTGCTGTTTCTCAAAGCGGGGCGGGGGGTGACCGCCAGCGGCAAGCCGATCCCGCAGGTGACCATTACCCGCAGCGATGGTGACCGTCATCAGTTTGCCATTGCCGACCGGGGTGCTTACACCGGCGTAACGGCGAGATGGTTACACACAAAAGACCCGAAGCCGCAGAAACAAAAAGTTAAGCTCAAGCGTAAACCGAGACCACCGAAACCCGGCGCACCGGCGCACCCTAAAGCGAAGCCGGTAAAAATTCCCGAGGCGCGTCAGGGCGAATACATGGCCGGTGAGGCTGACAACGTGTTTGCACTGACAACCATTTATGCCACCAAAGCCCAGGCAATGCGCGCTGCCCAGGCCAAATGGGATAAGTTACAGCGCGGTGTCGCGGAATTTTCGGTAAGCCTGGCCTATGGTCGCGCCGATCTTTACCCGGAAATGCCCGCAAAAGTATCGGGTTTTAAACGTGTCATTGACGATCAGGCGTGGGTTATCACAAAGGTGACGCATTCACTGAATAACAGCGGTTACACGACAGCACTGGAATTTGAAGTGAGGATTTCAAATGTTGAGTATGAAGAGCAAGATGGGTAAAAAAAGTATACGAAACGGCACTATTATTGTTCTTGTTATTGGCATAATCATGTAAGATTGTTCTCAATATTGATAACAATAGGGAAAGGAAATGTTTCATTGTCCTAAGTGTCATCACGCAGCCCACGCCCGAACCAGTCGTTATCTAAGCGAAAACACAAAAGAACGTTATCACCAGTGCATGAATATTAATTGCAGTTGCACTTTTGTGACGATGGAGTCAATAGAGCGTTTTATCGTGACACCTGGCAAAGTGGATTTTGCGCCACCTCATCCTGTACCGGGTGGGCAACAATATCTTTGGCTATAGTGAAAACCCCGCGATGCGGGGTTTTTTATTAAGATGGCCTGTCGCCATTTTGCCGCCAATATCAAAGAAAAAAGGGGCTACGCTTTCACGTAACCCCTTGTTTTATTTGGTGGAGCTGGCGGGAGTTGAACCCGCGTCCGAAATTCCTACATCCTCGGTACTACATGCTTAGTCAGTCTTTACATTCGCCTGGCACCTGCGGACAGACACGCCACTACCAGACTAGCCTGATTAGTTTTAACGCTTCAACCCCAGGCAGGGCCTCCACGCGATCTCTTTTGGGTTTGACCTCTCTTTGATCCCCGTCTTAAGAGCGGAAGCTAGGGAGAGAGGGCTCTGAGCAGGTTATTAAGCTGCTAAAGCGTAGTTTTCGTCGTTTGCGACTATTTTTTTGCGGCTTTTTACGAGGCCAACCGCCCCTCGGCATGCACCTTGGGTTTCGCGAATCCCGTCGAATCCAGAATCAGCCCCAAAAGTGTAAGACAAGTATAACAGATGTCAGGGCTGCCATGCCAGTCCATATCGCAATGGATAACGCCGACAGCGCTGTTAAGGATGGATATGCTTCACTGGCGTATTTTTATACAAGTAAATCAGGCAGATAAACTCCATAAAACCCGGTAATTTATATTGTTAATTAAAGCCAGCCATTGCTGTGTATTTATAGACAAATTAAATGGGAATTTCGCGCATGCATAATATATTTTACATTTTTTTATTTTTGAATAGTTTCGGGAGGAAACGTTAATAGCATTTTACTGGAAGTTTGAACACGGATTAATAAATCTTCTGGAACAACGGTTTATTCATGGCTAGCAGAATCTTACTATTCTTCCACTATAAAATTGTTGCATTTCTCTTTGCCTAATTCAGAAATCTTGTTTATATGTTAATTGCACGTACTCGTTACGTCTCGCTTTGCCTTTATACAAAAATACCAAATAAAATAATCGGTTATCTTTCTAATACACATTTAAACCAGGCGATTACTCGGTGATGGTTCAACTTGACCGGCACCAATCTTAAGCGGTTGTGATGCATTCACTCCGCCGGGTTAATTGTTGTTTTAATTCGGGAGATAGCCGCATGGCTCTGGTAAATACCCTTTCAGGTTCCGTTGATATACTCAACCGCAATACAGGCGATCTTGTTACGCAATTTTCCGGTGCCGGCGATCGCGTAATTAATATCACCCAATCCAGCGTGGTAAGAATTAATGCTTCGCCGGAAACCGTTAATTTTTATGAGCGACAGGGTGATGACCTGATCGTCCATATGCGAGATGGTTCAACGGTACGCTATCAAAAATTTTTTCAACTTGATGCTGAAGGGCTACACAGCGAGCTTATCTTCGAGGACCAGTACGGCACTCATCATGCGGTGTTCCCGTTTTCCTCTGAAACCGGCCCGGCTGCGGCAGAAGCGATTGTTCCCGTTATGGCTGATACCTCTCTGGGGGCGCTGATTGGCGCAGAAGGCCTGTCAACTGCGGCCATACTGGGCGGCTTAGCCGCCGTTGGCGGCATTGCCGGGGTGGCGGTTGCCGCTGGCAGCAGTGGCGGGGGCGGAGGGGGCAGCAACAGCAACGGCGGTGATGGAAACAACGGCGGCGGAAGTGACGGGAGCAACGGTGGGAGTGACGGTGGCAACAACGGCGGCGGAGATGGCAACGGCAATGGCGGGGGAGACGGAAACGGAAACGGCAACGGCAACGGCGGTACGCTGCCTCCAGGCGGAGGTAATCCCGGCCTCCCGGTTTCAACGCTGGTTATCACTCCTTTTACCGGCGACAACATTCTCAATCTGACTGAAAGCGCCACCGATCAGTTACTTAGCGGTGTGACCGAAGCCAGCAACGCCGGGCGCGTCATGACGGTCACTCTGGGAAATAACACGTTCACGACCACCGTCGCGGGCGACGGAACCTGGAGCGTCACGCTCCCCGCTGCGGTATTACAAACTTTACCGCAGGGGCAGGTGGCGCTGAATGTCTCGTTTGTCGACAGCGGCGGCAATACTGTTACGCAGGATGTCACGCTTACGGTTGATACCCTCCCGCCCGATCTCAGGCTGGCTGCGTTCTCGCCCGGTAATGTGCTGGATCAGGCGCTGGTTGATAGCGGCAAAACCATATCCGGATTTACTTCGCCAGAAGACGCCGGGCAAACGGTCATCGTTACGCTGGGTGAAAACCGGTTTGAGGCGGTGATCGGCCTTGATGGTAGCTGGAGCACCCTGATCCCTTCTGAAGTCCTGCAAACGCTCGAACAAAATGAAACCTATACGCTGGACATCAGCGTAACGGACGTGGCAGGCAATACCGCCACGGCGCAACAAAGCTTTATCGTCAACACCGATCAACCGATGCTCCAGTTATATTCTTTCGCCGGAGACGATGAGCTTAACGTAGCGGAATTTGCGCTGGATCAGATGCTGACGGGCTGGACAGCGAATATTGAACCGGGGCAACTGGTGACGATTTCCCTGGCGTCCAACCGCTATTTTGCCAGCGTTGCCGGAGATGGCAGTTTCCAGGTTTTGGTTCCCGCTGGCGATTTACAGGCGCTGATACCCGACGGAGGGGAGGCCGTTGCCACTTACGAGACAAATGACGGCAACTCTCTGACAATCACGCGTCCCATCACGGTGAATCTCGCCCAGGGGGATATCGCCATCGCCATTCTGTCGACGGATGATTATCTCAGCGCGGCGGAATCAACCCAGCCGCTGGAAGTGCGTGGCGTGGTCATTACGACTGTGCCTGATATTGTGGTGACGGTTAGCTTCAATGGCAAAGAGTATGCCGCGCTGGTGGATGGGGCCGGTAACTGGAGCGCCGTGATCCCGCCGGAAGATTTGGCATCCCTGCCTGATGGCGTTACGCCCGTCACCGCTACGGTCACCAATGTCGTGAGCAGCGCCAGCGACACGCGCGATCTGAACGTCATTATCAATTTCCTGCCAAAACCCACGATCAATACCTTGTTTGGCGATGGCTTCCTGAATGCGCAGGAAGTGACTGAAAACCAAACCCTCAGCGGCACTACCGGCGTGACAGGCACCGGGCAACGGGTCACGGTGCAGTTCGGCGATAAAAGCTATAACGCCATTGTGGACGTGGATGGTCGCTGGTCAGTTGAGGTTCCCGCTGCCGATTTGCAAAGCCTGCGCGATGGCAACGTACCGGTAAATGTGAATGTTATCGATGCGGCAGGAAATACCGCCAACATCACGGATAACGCGGTTGTCGATATCACGCCGCCATCCCTCAGTCTGCTGCCGTTCTCCGGCGACGGGAAAGTGACCGTCGACGAACTGAGCGCGGCGCAAACGGTCTCCGGGGTCACAACGCCAGACCAGAACGGTCGCGAAGTGGTGGTGGAGATCAATAATCAACGCTTTACCACGACCGTTAACAGCGATGGCACCTGGCGCATCGAGCTTCCCGCCGGTAGCCTGGCGACGTTGCCGTCCGGGGAGCAATCTTACACGGTCACGCTCACTGACAGCGCAGGTAACAGCCAGCAGGCGTCCGGTACGGTGAGCGTGAAAAGTGCGCAGCCCTTATTGAGCGTTGATACCTTCACCGGCGACAACACGCTCAACGCGGCGGAAGCCAGAACGGACCAGTGGTTAACGGGAACCACCACCAACGTCGAACCCGGCAGCAAAATTGTGTTGGTACTGGCTAACCAGGAATACAGCACGCTGGTCGATGCCGATGGCACCTGGCGTATTCAGCTGACCGCCGCCGATCTGCAAAAACTTGCAGAGGGTACCAATACGCTCCTGGTTTCAGTCACCGATGCCTATGGTCAGTCGACCAGCCAGCCTTACAGTTTTACTGTAGACAAGAGCGTAAGCGCGGTTGCGATCAGCATCATCGCCGACGATGACTATCTCAACCAGCAGGAGAGTACGGAAGATTTAGTGGTGCGCGGCACCAGTACCGGCTTACCGACGAGAACCGCGATTGAGGTGAATTTTGGCGGTACAGTGTATAACGCGACCGTTGAGGCAGACGGCACATGGAGCGTCACCATTGACGCCCAGGTACTGGGTGAATTACCGGATGGCGAACTGACGATTACCGCCACGGCCACGGCGCCGGATAACACGACAGTAAACGACAGTCATCTGCTGAATGTGGTGATCGCGAGCCTGCCTGTTCCCACCCTGAATGAACCCTTTGCCGACGGCGTGCTCAATCTGGCGGATCGCAGTCAGGCGCAGGTGATTACCGGCACCACCGGCGTGACCGGAGCCGGGCAACAGGTCACTGTCACCCTTGGCGGAATCAGCTATCGCGGCCAGGTTGATGCTGACGGCGCATGGAGTGTGACGCTACCAGCCGGCGCGCTAACCGGCCTTACCGAGGCCAGTTCACCGGTGCCGCTGGCTATTACCGTGACCGATGCGGCAGGGAATGCGGCGACCCTCAGCGAAAGCTTCACGGTGGATGTCACGCCGCCAACGATTAGCGTGCTGCCGTTTACCGGCGACGATATTCTGAATCTGGCTGAAGCAGGCGTACCGCAAATCTTGCGTGGCGAGGCAACGGGTGCGGAAGGCGGCCAGCCCATCACGGTCGTGATCAACGGGATCACCTATCAAACCACGACGAGCCCGCAGGGAACGTGGGAACTGCCAGTCCCCGCCGCGGATCTACAGGCCTTGCCGAACGGGCCGGTGGCGATTTCCATTACCGCCGTTGACAGCGCAGGCAATCCAGCCACCGTCACCCGTGTCATCACTGTCGATACCGATCCGCAACAGCAGCCGCAACTGGTGATCGATCCGGTCACTGCCAATAACATTATTGATGCCGGGGAGCGCCTGGGGGATGTCATTCTCACCGGCTACACCCTGAATGTTGAAGCGGGCAGGAACGTGACGATCACGCTGGATAACCAGACGTACACGGGCGTAGTGGATGCGTCGGGCAGATGGACGGTCACGCTTCCACAGGTCGCGGTCGGCGCATTAAACGACGGTGAACATACCCTGACGGTAAGCGTGGAAGATGCGTCGGGCAATGCCACGAGCCAGCAGCGCACATTTACCGTCAATCTCGACACCAGTGCCATCGCCCTCGATCCCATCACCGGCGACAATATCATCGGCGTGGCCGATCTCGCGGAAGACATCACGATCTCAGGCCGCAGCGTTAACTTTGATACCGGCGCGACGTTGACCGTGACGTTGAACGGGAAGCAGTATTCCGCCACCGTTGCCGCAGATGGAACATGGACTGCGCAAATTCCCCAGGCAGATGCCGCAGCCCTGGCCGACGGCACCGCCACGCTTACCGTGTCCGGTATCGATGCTGACGGCAACCCGCTTTCCACTCCGTACAGCTTCAACGTCCTGACGCATCAGACGCCGGAACCCGTTCTCAATACGCCGTTCACTGACGGCATCGTAAGCGGCAGCGAACTGGCGGGCGGGACGCTGAGCGGGACGACCGGCGTCACCGGCGCCGGGCAGACCGTGACCGTACTTTTAGGCGGCGCGACGCTGAACGCCGTCGTCGACGCCAGCGGCAACTGGCGCGTTGATGTGCCGGGTACCGCGCTGGAGAATCTGACCCAGGGGCCAAATCCCCTTCAGATCACGGCGACCGACGCGGCAGGTAACAGCAGTACGCTGGAAACCAACCTTGAAGTTGATACCGTTGCGCCTGACCTGACCATTAACCCCATCGCACAAGATGACATCATCAATATCTTTGAGGCCACGCAGGAGATCGTCATCAGCGGGACTGCCGGGCCTTTTGATCCCGATCGTCCGCAATATGTCATCGTCGATCTTAACGGGCAGCAATACAGCGCCTTGATTCAGGAAGGGAATATCTGGAGCGTGACGATCCCGGCGAATGCGCTGAGCAACTTACCGGATGGCCCGGTGACGGTTACCGTGACGGCGAGCGATCCGGTAGGCAACAGCAGTACCGACACCACAACGCTGACACTCAACACCGATCCGTTAACCGCGCCGACAGTGACGCTGAACCCGGTTTCCGGCAATGACTACATCAATGCCATTGAGGCGCAAAGCCTCGTCACGCTCACCGGTTCGACCACCTTCGTGGAAGCCGGGCGCGTGGTCGTGCTGACGTTGAATGGCGTGGAATACCGTGCCGAGGTCCAGGCGAACGGTGCCTGGAGCGTGGATGTGCCGGCTGCCGATCTGGCGAATGTCGCAGATGGCCCGCAGGTGATTAGCGCGCTGGTGACCGATTCGGCGGGCAATCCGGCGAGCGCCAGCCGAACCGTCACCGTTATCGCCAGCGAGGCGAATCAACCCAGTCTGACAGTGGATGTGGTGGCGGGCGACGATGTGATTAACGCTCAGGAGCAGGATCAGCCGCTCATCATTACGGGCGGATCGCGCAATCTTCCGCAAGGCACTCTGGTGGAAATTACCCTCGGCGACGGCAACTACACCGCCAGGGTGAGCGCGGATGGCAAATGGCAGGTAACCATCCCGGCAGAGGATCTCCAGGCGCTGACCGATCAGGATTATGAACTGGTCGTTACCGCACGCGATCCGGCGCTCAACCAGGCCGTTATCGAATATCCCGTAACCGTGGATACCACCGGGCCGCTGGTGACGGTCGATCAAGGCGGCTTCTACGAAGATGGCCGACTGAATATTGCCGAAGCGAGCATCGATCAACTGCTGACCGGCAGCACGGCGGCAGGATCGACCGTAACGCTGGTGATCAACGGCAATACCCTCACCACGCAGGCCGGGAGCGATGGCACATGGATACTGGCGCTGCCGTCCCAGGATCTGCGCGCGCTCGATCAGGGGGTGAATAACCTGGAGCTCGTCGTAACCGATCCGCAGGGCAACGTGACCCGTGAGCCTCTGCCGCTGGATGTGGGCACCGTACTGCCGACCCTGACGCTGGACGCAGTATTCAGCGATAACCTGGTCAGTATTGACGAGGCGAATAACGGCGGAGACATCACCGGGACGGCCACCGGACTGGCTAATGACACCGTGATTGAGGTTTATCTGGACGGCGCGTTGTTGGGTTCCGGAACCGTCACCGACGGCGTATGGCGCGTCCCCATCGCTCCCGGCCAGTTAACTAATTTCGAAACCGGTCAGCATGTTATTACCGTCAGCGCAACCGATGCCTGGGGCAATCCGGCCAACACCAGCGAGGATATTGAGCTGTTGCTGACCGCGTCGGTGGCGACATTGCCTGACACGCTGTTTACGGACGGCTTCCTGAATCAGGAAGAGGCCGGGGTCGGTCAGACGCTGACCGGCAACACAGGGCTCACCGGCAGCGGGCAAGTTGTGCAGGTTGTTATCGACGGGCTGCCGCCCATTACGGGCAGCGTGGACGATCAGGGCAACTGGACGGTGCAACTGCCTGCGGATGTGCTGCAAAACCTGGAGGATGGGCCTCACAGCCTGACGATTAGCGTCGTGGACAAAGCGGGTAACACGTCCACCAGCGAGTCGGAAAACTTTAACGTCCGCATTGATACATTGCCGGTACCGACGCTGGCGCCGCCGTTTACCGACGGCACGTTAAACAGCATCGAAGCCCAGGCAGGCGGTACGCTGGAGGGCAGCACCGGCCTGGCTTTCGACGATGTCGGCCAGGTTACCGTCAGTATTAACGATGGCCCGGCGCTTCAGGCCACGATTAACCCGGATGGCAGTTGGTCGTTGCCGCTTACCGCAGAACAACTTCAGCTGTTGCCGGACGGCACGCTGCCGATCACGGTCGTGGTGACCGATGTGGCGGGCAACACCTCAACCGGAAACGGCAGTTTTGGCGTCGTGATTAATACGCTGCCCAGCGCCACCTTTATGACGCCGTTCGGCGACGGGGTACTCAATTATGCCGAGTCCGAAACCTCGCAAACCCTGCGTGGTACGACCGGCGTCACGGGGGTAGGGCAAACCGTCATTCTGACCTTTAACGGCCAGGACTATGCCGGCACGGTGAACGATCTGGGCGAATGGAGCGTCACGCTGCCCGATACCGCTTTTGCGGGCCTGACCTCGGGCACGTCGCCGACCATGACCGTGCTGGTGACCGATGCCGCGCAAAATACCGCAAGCGCTGAAATCAGCTACGAGGTGCAAACGACCCTGCCCACGCCGCAGGTCACCGAGCTGTTTGGCAATGATGGCTACCTGAATGCCGCCGAAGCCGCCGGACCGTTGACCCTGAGCGGGACGACCGGCGTGACCGGAGCCAATCAGTATGTGACCGTTACCCTCGACGTTAACGGTACGCGCTATGTGGCCAGTGTCGACCCGCAAGGTGACTGGAGCGTGCCGCTGCCTGCGGGTGCCTTGCAGTCGCTGCAAAACGGGCCGCATTCACTGACGGTGATTGCCGAAGATCAGTACGGCAACCAGACGCAGTTGCAGGTGCCATTCAACGCAGCGCTGACGCCGCCTGGCGTGACGATCAACACGCCCGTCTTTACTGATGGTTATCTCAATCTGGCGGAAGCGGACGGCAATACTCAACTCAGTGGCTCGCTGTCGAGCAGCGTGACGCAAGGCACCACCGTCACCGTGACCATTGGCGGCGTGGCGTTTACCGCAGATGTCTCCGGCAACGCCTGGACGCTTAACCTGGACGCCGACAGCTGGGCTGACGTGCCGAATGGCCCGCAGAGCATCGTCGTGACCGTGACTGATGGCGCGCTGAATACCGGCAGCGCCACGGTGCCGGTCACTGTTGCGCTGGCTCCGCCGACCATTACCGTTGAAAACCCGTTTGGCGATGGCGCGTTAAGTTTCCAGGAGAGTCAGCAGCTCCAGACCCTCAGCGGCACCACCACCAATGTCGAAGCCGGACAGACCGTAACGGTCACGCTGGGCAACCAGCAGTACTTCGCCACTGTTCAGTCAAACGGAGCCTGGTCGCTGCAACTGACGCCGCAGCAAATGGCGTTGCTCACGCCGGGGGAAATCACCCTTACCGCGACGGTCAGTGACCGGGCCCAGAACCCGGCGACATCGCCTGCGCTGACTGTCGCCATCAACAACGAACCGCCGGAATACAGCGTCACCATTAACCCGCCGGGCACGGATGGATACCTGAACGCCAGTGAACTGAGTGGCGGCACCGTAACGCTTTCCGGGCGTACCACCGGCTTTGCAGCTGGTGAAGAAGTGGCGGTTACCGTCAACGGCGTCGCGGTAGGTAATGCCGTTATCGATGAAAATGGCGACTGGACGCTGGCCGTACCGTCGGAAGTGTTCGCCACGCAAACCGACTATGCCGTGATTGGCACCACCGTAGCGGAGCCTGTCACCACCGGTACCACCTCGGTGATTGTCGATACCACGCCGCCAGTGGTGACGATCGCGCCTGTCACGGACGATGACATCATTAGCGCCGGGGAAAGCAATCAGCCGTTGACGATCACCGGCACCGCGGGTGCAGACGAGGCCGGGCGCACCGTAACGGTCACCGTTGGCGGACAAACTTTCTACAGCGCGGTAGACAGCGCAGGCAACTGGGCCGTTACGCTGACACCCGCACAGGTGGCTGCCCTGCCAGCCGGGGAACTGGCGGTCACCGCCTCGCTTACCGACGTGGCGGGCAACCCGGGTACCGACGTTCGCCCGATCACGGTGGACAGGGATGCGCCGCTGCTTGTTGTGGACGCCCTTGGGGTACCGGCGTTGTTGACCACCGCCACCGTCCTGCCTGCCATGCTGTTGAGCGGGAGAGGGGATGCGGGCGAAACGGTTACGGTGCGCGTGGGGCCGTTAATTGCCGAAGCGATTGTCAGCGAGGATGGCACCTGGACCATCAACTCGGCGGACCTCGATCTCACCACCCTGACCGATGGCGCGCAGGTTATTTCTGTCACCTCCACCGATGCGGCGGGGAATACCTCTACCAACAATGTGGCGCTGAATGTGGCGCTCAACCGCGGCCTTGGCATCCTGGTTGAAGATCTGATTGGCGGCGATGGCGTGCTGAACGTCGCCGAATCGCTGCTGACCCAGACGCTAACCGGCCAGATAGAAGGGGATTACCGTGGTGCAACGGTTGAAGCGACGCTGCTGGGCACCGGTATCACGCTGCCTGTGGTGAGCGCCGGGCCGGATGGCCGGTTTGCCATTGATTTCCCGCCGGATATCTGGCGTCAGATCCTGACCAACACCGTCTCTTTGCAACTCAACGTGACCGATGCCAACGGCAACACCACCAATGAGATCATCGACGTTCGCCTGGCGCTGAGCGACCTGCCGGTGATAGGTGATGTGGTGGCGGCGGGCGATAACATCATTAACGTGCTGGACAGCACCACCAGTCAACTGGTTACCGGCACGCTGTCTACGGCAGAAAACGTGGCAGGCGTGACGGTCACGCTGGCGGGTAACACCTTCCAGGCAGTGGTAAGCGGAACCCAGTGGACGGCCACCATACCGCAATCAGTGCTGGCGGCGCTGCCGGACGGCATTGCCGCGCTTCACGTTGCGGTAACAGATGATTTTGGCAACGTCATATCCCGTACCACTGACCTGACGGTGGCGCTGCGCAATCTGCCGACGCTGGCGCTCGATCCGCTGTTTGGCGATGGCACCCTCAGCATCCCCGATTTGTTGTCCGGTCTGGTCAGTGGGACGGCCACGGGCCTGGCGGGCCAGACGCTGAATATCAGTATTGGTAGTGCGCCGGTCTTTACCACCACCGTTGGGGCAGATGGTCGCTGGTCGGTGGCGCTGCCGGTGGACGTGCGCGAGAGTTTGCAAACCGTCGGTTCCGGTGTGGTGCCGGTCAGCATTACGGCTGCGGATCAGAATGGCAATATCGCCAGCCTCGGGAACACCCTGCGTCTCGATCTGTTGCAGCCGGTTCTGAATACCCTGTCGCTGTTCGGCGATGGTTTGTTGAACGCGACGGATGCGCTGGCGACCCAGACCATTACTGGCCTTGTCGGCAATGCGCCTGCGGGTTCCAGCGTGCTGGTGGACATTAACGGCAGAAGCTTTGCGGGAGTGGTGACCAGTAATGGCACCTTTACCATTAACGTTGGCCCGGCGCAGTTAGCGCTGCTGGCGGATGGCGTATTTACCCCGACGGTGACCATCACCACCCCGAACGGCAATACCAGCCAGGTGCCGGGTAATTCGCCTGTCACTATTGGGCTGGCGAACCTGCCAACGGTGGTGGTGAATACCCTGTTCGGCGACGGGTTCCTGAACGCGCTGGAAGCCGGCGTTGCCCAGACCATCAGCGGGACGGTGAGTCCTCTCGCCAGCGGAACCGTGCGGGTGCAGATCGGCACGGCTGCGCCGCTGGACGCTACCATCACGAATGGCGTCTGGTCGGTGCAGGTGCAGCCTGACGTACTGCGCGCGCTGCCGGATGGCGTGCTGAATGTCACCGCCACGGTACAGGATGCAGTGGGCAATGTGGCGGTAGGCAATAAAGTTGTGAACGCCATTATCAATATGTTGCCGACCCTGACCGTTAATACGCCGTTTGGTGACGGGACGCTGAGCCTGACGGATTTACTCTCTAACCAAATCCTCAGCGGTCGCGCCACGCACCTGGCCGCCGGTACGGAAGTGACGGTGAATCTCGGCCCGCTGTCGTTGAAAACCAGCGTCGCGGCCGACGGCTCATGGCAGCTGTCGCTACCAGGCTCGCTGTTGCAGGGTCTGGCAGACGGTACGCAAGCGGTCTCGGTAAGCGCGACGGATGCCGCCGGTAACGTCGCCACTGGCGGGGGAAGCCTGCTGGTGGCTATCGCCGCGCTGCCGTCCATCATCCTCGATCCGCTCTTTGGTGACGGCGGCCTCAATGCCACCGATATTCTGAGCGCCAAAGTGATCACCGGTAGCAGTACCAACGCGGTGGGATCGGTGGTCAATGTGGCGCTGGGCGGGAAAACATACCAGACCACCGTGGGGCGGACGGCAAATGGTCTGTTCCGGTGTCGCAAACCGATCTGGGCCAGCTGTTGGATGGCTCCCTGA